TTGATTAGCTCTGCCTTAGCAACTTCCATACTGTATAGGATGTCAGGGTCTTCCAAGTTACTAACGATCTGTATCTGTTCGTCGTTCACACCTATGACTATAAGANTCTCGTACTCTTCACACANTGCTGCAAGGTCTGGCCTTAGCTTAACTACATCACCCATCTTTCTTTACCCTTTCNTAAGTTCTCATTGTACCTAGCCCTAGCATACCCATCAGTACAGGNAGCATAACCGCTGTATCTGCTTGAGGTATTGTAACACCGAAGGCTGCTGCGAGGGGAGAGATCAGGAAGTTTACTGCGAACCCTGCAACACACACCCACCCTGTAGCTGGTCTCCATCCTGCTTGGAACCAGTTGCCTCCTGCTTCTGCTTTGTTGACTTCAATCTGAGCCAGTGCGATTTCCTGCGCGTGGCGCTGAGACATTGTTGCAATTTCATGGGCGATCTTCTGCTTGGTGTCCGCATCTGGTATCCACTTGTCGAGGAGTTTAGTAACAGGGGCAATTAGTTTCTCAATCAAAAGAATTTACCTACAACAAAAAGGCCAATGATAAGGGGATATATTCCCCACAAAGCAGTCTGCAACCTACCAAACTTTACCTGCCCCTCATCCAGTCTCCGCTCGATGTTCTGATACCGAACAGTGCATTCTCTTTCGTGACCTTCTAGCTTAAGTAATGCTTCTTGTACTGTTGCCATGATACTTCTCGTTAGTTAGTTAGTTAGTTAGTTAGTGGTGTCCAATGAGCGTTAAATTGGCACAACACCCTTGTATAATATTACTTAATTTACCCACCAATGACACCATACAGCTCCCAAACAGCAGTGCCACTTTGTGCTGAATCTCCAAACCCTCTAACACGACAGATGTAAGCAACAGCATCCCCTGGTGTAGCGGAGGGCGTAATGTCATAGAACCTATCACCGTTGTAGTAATAACCAGTAGAGGGTAAAGGGTTGCCATAAAACTCTCTACGGGTTGCTCTTGTTGTCGTACCGTCTACTGCCTTTCTGTATCTTAAATCGTAATCATCTAATGATGCAGGAGAAACAGGTGCAAGCGGTTTAACATACAGTGTATCGTTGCCAAGGCTATCGTTGTCGCCTACCGCCCACTCTCCGTTACCTAAAGAACCTAGAGTCCCATTGTTAAGTATCATGTAGTCATCTTCAACTACTTGAACAACGTCAGTAAAGGCAGAACCAGTGTCTAAGTAATACTCACCACTGGTAGATGATGCTGTCCAAGTGCCTGCTACTGTGCCGCCAATCTGCCTCCCGGGTATGTATGCAACCTTACCGTCAACCAAGTTCCACTCTGCACCTTCAATAGTGCCAGAAGCGGTTGGCGCGTTTTTAACTACGTTAGCTCTTTTAACATTGCTAAACAAGGTTGTACCTAAACCTTCGGTCGTGTTGATGTCTGAAGTTATATCTTTAAATTGATTAGTAGAAACATTAGTATCTCTACGCTGATTCTCTGTGATAAAGACTTTGTTAGATACGTCAGTAGCAATATCAAACGCAGGTAAGACACCGTTGTTGCGTACGTTCTTAGATGTCCCCGAAATTACATTATAGTCAATCGCCTCAAATACCGAGCCAGCTAGAACCTTTAGTTCTGTACCTGAGTTCTGACTAGCGGCAACAGTACCGTTTACTGACAAGTTCTTAACATTCTCAACAACAAACATAGCTTCACCATCGTTGTTAAGGTTGAGCATATCAAGGTCGTTAATCCAAACTCTGTCAGGGATGTCTTGCGAGATAACTTGCCCTTCTCTTATGCGCACACCCGCATACTTAATATTAGGCGTTACACCTTTATCTACTTCGTTGGTGTTTAAGCGTAAGCCTCGGAAGTCTACACTACCAATACCACCCGTAATAAGAATCAAATCACCTGACGGCCCTTGCTGTTCGTCATCGAAATACTTCTTGTTGGAGCCGTGAACCATTAAGTTGTTAAACACAACGCGTCTGAAGAAGTTTACTCGGTCATGCTCTACGTTTAGATAAGTACCATAACAACCAACAATCTGACAATCATCAAACGATATGTGGTTAAGGCCGTCAACATCTCTATAGAAAACACAAGCGGCGTTTGTTACGTTCTGACCCCAAGGGTTGCCTGTATTGGGGTTAATCTCTGTTGTAATGTCATACTCAAGTTCTACTACTGTGTCGCTGATAATACTTGTAATCTTCCACTCTTGTGTGAAGCCATCGTAGCGACTACCTAGCACACGAATCCTCATATTACCTATAGATAGTGAAGAGAAATTCTCTCCAGTTCCTGACAAAGTAACGCGAGACTTAGTGCCTACAGTAGCTATAGTTGCTTGAGTATTACTAAAGGATGGCATCTTTAAATCAACAGCAGGGTTGTTCTCGTCACCACACATACGCACAACAAAGCGGCTGATGTTGCTCTCACGCAAGTTACCAAACGTACCAGTAAATTTAAACGCAGAACCTTTAAGGTTAAAACAGTTAACATCCTGAATTTTCAGCATATCATTTCTGTCTTTAAGCTCAAATCCACCACCGGCATAAATACGCGACTTACCAACAATGCTAAAACCTTTAAACGAGGGAGACTTCATTCTAGTTAAGTCAGCAACTTGGTTTTGGTCTCCTGCGCTATTAGGATAAAAGTGTCCTATTTGCCCAAAGGTATTATTTATTTCAAAGGCAGGCCCAGTGTAAGAGTCGTCCTTGAGCAGTATAGTGCCATCACCAGCACCTTCAATCTCAACGCTATTGGTTATAGTAGCCAGTAGGTCGCTGTATAGGTAGGTCTTACCTTCCATAACAATCTTGGTTCTGGTAGCATTTCCGTACAAGAAGGCATGTTGCAATGCAGCAGTGTCGTCAGTAAGCCCATCGCCAACAGCGCCAAAGTCAGCAACGGATGCGTAGTCTTCTAGCCTAGATTGCAAAGACCTGCTTACTGAATTTGTGAATGATGGCTGGTAAGTTGCTGCGGCTCCAATGCCGGCGGTATAAACTATAGGCTGCCCATTGGCATCAAACGCTAAGAACTTAGATGCCCTCTCCGCCTTAACTGGCAACTCCATGTTTATATTAGGGTCTTGGTCTTTCAGGTGCATTGACCTTCTGATGTCAGTCTGCAACTGATTCATGGCTATATAGCCTTTATCAAAGTCGCCATTAACATCGGATGCTAGGAAGTCACCAGCATTCTGATACTCAGTAGTTCGGTCAATAGGCATAGCTAGTAATATACCAATTGAATCATTAGCTTCAGCGCCATCAGTTAATGTTACATTACCGCCACCAGCAACCCCAGCACCAGACACAGTGTAGTTGCTACTTAATGCAAGGGTAGTTCCATTCTTGATAACCTTGATGTCGCTATCAAGAAGTATCTGGAAGGTATAGCTGAAGACTGTCTGCCCACTACTTGCAACATAGTCATTTCTTGTTGTAGCTCCAGTAACAGGCATAATTAATCCTCTTCAATAATGTGAGTCATACCAAGATCAGCAAATGTTTGAGATGGCCTTACAGTAGCATCTGTCTCTATACTATAAATTAAGTCGCTATCAAGTAGCGCGTTATAGTGCTCTTCAGTAAAGTATCCAGAGCTAAAAAAGTAATATCTTAAAGTTTTCTTTAACCCAGCAATAAACATATCGTCAGACGTTACAGCTTGAGCCGCAGCTTGGTTTGGTCGAGTCACAATGATCGTTGCCCATACACTCATTATATTGTCACTCCTGTTTTAGCCGCCATATAAGCCTCTAGGTTAGTCAGGTCTGCGCCAGTAGAAAGTACGCTACGAATTACAAACCCATAAATCCGTCCATCCAAGAACAAACTACCACCATTGTTTCTAGCGCCTATGTTAAGAGGGTAGTTACCCAAGTTTCCGGTGCCTTGCGAAGTAGATGATGTAGCCTTTTGAACTCCATCAACGCGAATAGTTGCTACGGGGGTACTTATATCGCTAAGCCCTGTAAGTACACTTACTGCATTAGCGGCGTAAGTAGTTGCATCAACATTAACAATGCTTGTTCCTTTTGCGCCATAACGCCAAGTATTAGCAAGAGATGCCAATCTAAACGCTCCGTTATTTCCTGAAATATTTGGAGAAAGCTCTGCAACAACCATTGTTGTGTTTATATCTTTCCTGGCCCCAGCACACACAGTCAGTTGGTCGCCACCAGTAAAGTCAATAGCAGATGTAGCTAAGCCATCATCGCCACCAAAGTCTAAATAATAAAGACTGCCATCTTGTTGTAGAGTGGGTCTTTTAGTGGAGGTAGCTTGTATAGCGTGATTACCGTTGCCCGATTTGTCACCCATGTATCCAACAGGATCGCCAACAGCTACAGCAGTAGTGCCATTACTGTTCTGGAACAAAGTGGTCAAATCAGCGGGGTCATACCACGAACCTTCTTCACCAGCAGCAAACAAAGAGGCAGGGCTAAACGCCGCACCCCCATGCATTGTAGGAACCTTGAATAATGTAGCGCCTATGCCAATCATTTAAGACACCAGTGCGTGTATGCCTGTTGCAGCAGTGCCAGTAGCAAATACTTGTTGGCATGAGCAAACTAAGTAAAAGTTATCTGGAACAGTAACGGTACGATCTTCACCGCGAGCAGTCTTAAACTTAACAGCACCGCCAACAGTGATGTACAGGCCAATAGCTACAACGCCATCAGCAAAGATAGCGCCATCGTTTGGAGTGACTGGCTGCATATCTACTACTGCGCCTGTGAGGTTTGAGCCTACGCCCTTAAATGGATTTGCTGTTGTTGTCATGATTTTATTTCCTGTTTAATTAGGTTGATTATATCAAAAATTGGTTAAAA